CCCACTTCTATACTATATACAATTTCACCGTTATTATCACTTTCATATATACCAAAACAGTTTCCCGAAATCATAGATGCATTGAGGTCATTTGCTTGCTGTATCCCCATTTCACTCAAATGTGAATTTCCACCACCCGGACCGGTACATACATCCTCAGACCCTTCGCCGGTGTTATGATATAAATTACACATGGACTGACCATGTCGAATAAAACGCACTATCATGTTTACTATAAGACAAACAAAATTTTAATTTTATATACATTATTATAAAGATGAGTACTGAAACAGACGCGTCCACTACGAATCCCCCGCTTTATACACACAGAGTACCCATGACATCGGGTCGTGTAAAAATGCCGCTACGTGGCAGTAAGATCCCAGTTCGTTTTGAAACAGTCGCACCATATAAAGAAATCAAAAGGCGCAAGTTCTTCAATCCACTTAACCCATGGACATGGAGAATTTGGTCAAAGTAAAAAAGTAAGTAATCTATACGTCTGTTTATATTTCCTAATAGTAACGCCAGCCGATTGTAGCATTCGCAATGACGCAGTTTTTGTTGTAATATCGTTATAATCATCTAGATATACAATCTCGCAGATACCCGATTGAATTATTAATTTTGTACATTCATTACATGGAAATAATGTAACATACATCGTACATCCATTGACTGATGTACCATTTGCATTTAAAATGGCATTTGCCTCACTGTGTACAACAAATGGATATTTTGTATTTATAATGTTTGAATTTTTCTCTTTTTTACCCCACGGGAAATCATCGTCATTGCATCCACGTGGCATGCCGTTATAACCAATTGATATAATTTTATTTGTCGTTGATTCAATAATACAAGAACCAACCTGTGTGCTTGGATCTTTTGATCGCATTGCTGATAATTTCGCAACACCCATAAAATACTGATCCCAACTTATATAATCCGCGCGTTTTTCTTCTGTACAAGACATACACTTTGTAAAGTCCATTGTTGGTTAATAAAACGGCCGCGCGCGTGATGATTTTATGCAACGCAAACAACGAACATAATACGTTATCACATCATGACGGATCAAGTGGCAAAGAAACAAAAGCTATCCGTATGTTTCCAGTTGTGTGAAGACGCTCCCAAATTAAATTACCTATTAATGAATAACATTAAGAATTCCAACCTTGCATGCGTCTTTGGAATCCCGCAACAGGTCATTACTCTTTTTCTTGCAATTGTTTCATGTCACATGAAAAACCGGTACGACGTGATTGCAGCGCGTTTTTTATTGAAGAATGCACTGCTGCATACCTTTCCGGGTATTGTATTTAATCACGAAAAATTTGACAACAATTTTGATCAAGATAGACCAGAAGGGTACAATTCCTCAAACATGTACGATGCACTTGTAAACGAAATGCCAAATGATTTTCATCATTACATCGTTTCCTTCTGCTCGTATGTCACTAAGCAGTCTTCTCTGTATTATCAAGAAAAACATGACAATTATTTGGCGCAGCGGGAATGGGACATTCAGAATGGGTACCGGAAGGAGACGGTACTGATGAAAAACAGGGAATATGGTTGCGGTATTGATGGATGCAATGTGCTTGGTGCACAGCCATCAAAAAAAGAACGTGAGAAACATCGCAAGGAATGTCATCCGACATGTCAGTTTCTAACATCTAAGCAATCAAAAAGGTTTTATTTAGGTCTAACTGAAACACAGAATGATTGTATGTGGTGTTTCAAAATTATAGCAGGGAATAGTTCTCAACTAAAAAATCACATGCAAACATGTGATAAAAATCCATACTTTATTTACAACCCGTCAGAGCAACGCGCACATTACATCAAAGCAGTAGATCGATTTGATGACATAAAATCACGATGTGAAAATGAACAGTGTAAACTTGTGTATACAAAAGACGAATGGAAGGATAATTGTAAACGAAATACTGCAACTTTTCCAGTTCAATGTATAAAGACGGGCAACACCTTTACCAGTCAATCCATCGACAGAATTGTGAGTGGGCGCTCTATCCATGGCAAATGTCCAAGTTGTCATCCGGGAAATGTTTTATGTCGTGATAAATTTAACGACGTTGAAACAAAGCTTCATGAGACAGAATGGACGTTGATTTGGGACAACGATGAGTTCAGATCTAATGTTCACGGTCCATACATACATTTACCACTGAAACACACATGCGGCAAGATTGTAGAGACCACGATTCTTCATTCCGTACTGAACAACGGAAATTTGCCACATTGTTCCGACTGCGGTCAAGGTCCTCTTTGCGAAAGACCAATTGAGGATATCAATGCATTGTTTGAAATGCACAATGTGCAGATTCTAGAATACCCACATAGATGGGGAAATACAACTAAACTACCAGCAAGATGTACATTACACCCCCACGCAAAACCGTTTGACGTCACGTACAACAGCACAATCGACAGTGACCAGCGATCATGCCCATGTTGCCAAGCGATCTACCTCGGTGAGGAAACAATCCGTAATCTACTTGAATTCATTAAATGTCGCATTGGTATGGATATCACACTCCAATCAATAAAAATTGGTCCACGTTCGCCAAAGGGTTCACCAACGAGGTATGACATCTACATTCACGTCATTGCAAATGGTATTACGTATCACATTGTCATCGAAGTTGATGGAAGACATCATTTCGTTCCCATATATGACAATACCGATAGCTACTACAGAGCACTTTGCGATAGATTAAAGGAAGAGGCCTTTGTTGCAAACGATAATTCATTTCTTCTTCGTATTGATCGCGATGCAATTAATATCAAGGGACAACCACAAGACGATAATGATACATTAGTAAACTGGATTTGTAAGGTAATTACTAACGGTGTCAATAGCTGCGTCGATGGTACATCTAAACGGGTTCACACATATTCTACTGCAACGACGGATGTCTACAGTAACTCCAGTAATTTCTATGGCAAGGTTCATTCACTTGATGACAATACATTTGCAAGTGAATTGGCCAAGTTTGAACCATAGTATTAGGTTAGTGTGTTATTATGTTATTATGTTATTATGTTATTATGTTATTGTATTTAACACAATGTTACTACATTTCACAAGTTGCGTACACTGTAGTATAAAAACTACCACGCACGCGCCATTGTGGTCTGCATTGGCCCAGTTTTTGGAATATTGGACTGCATGCTATGTACTCGTTTAATATATTTGTTTTTGTATGCTCTTGCCGCTCGTGTATCACCAGTAGGAACTAGAAAGGTAGCAATCATGACTGAAACTGGGAAAATAATTATTGAACTAAGAACCACACCAAGTGAACCACCAATAAATCCGAAACCCGCACCCATATTACCTTTTATGAAATACAATACTGCAAACACTAACATTGTTATCATACCGGCGACAATAATTACAGCCGAAGTTATACCTGCAGTATCAATTGCTCGTCCGGGTGATATAAATCTACGATTTAGACGTTCTAATTCATCATCAAACATGGTTTGTGCCGCATGTAAATATGTCATTTCTGCATGTGTATATTCGTGCTTTTTGTTTCTAAAATCATAAGATTCTTCCGGTGTTAAATTACCGACATTTGTACCTTGTGTACCATGATATATTCCCTTAAACGGGTAATTCATAA